AGGAACAACTGCCACTAATTGCACCGATACCTGGTTCGCACAAAGAAGAAGTTAGACTTAAAGACCCGCCGGGTCCCCATCTCTTGGTGCCAATAACAGTGAAAGCAAAGAGGAGGTTCTAATGTCGGGATCATCTTCTGCTCTATCAGCTATAGTCGATAGGATGATGGAGAAGTTACAGAGAGAAAATCCAGACGTTGAGTATAAGCGCAAGGTCAGACAGAAAAAGGAGAAACCATGCAAGAAGCGCAAGCGCAAGTCTTCACCACCTTCGTCGTCGTTACTGCACTAATCGTTGGAGTGATGATGATATGCTGGTCGATCTATGGCTAAGAGCGTTCAAGGCTGAAATTGGTATTGCAATCACCACCGACAATAGAGCGGTGTTGCGCCAACATCTATACAGGGCTAGGGTTGAGGCCAATAACCCTGATCTTGATACCATGGTGATGCTTCTTTCTGCAAAGGAAGATGAACTCTGGATAGTGCATAGAGATGCGGACGGTCTTGGAGCCAATAACCAAGGTAACATTGAACCTCTATTCCCGAGACGTTGAATGGTTCAAGGAGCGTTACCCGACTGGTTACACGGAGAAAATCCGTGAAGTCATTCGTCAATACATAGCTATCACCGCAAGCTATGAACATGACGAGGAATTATAGGTATGGGTCTTTGAACTCCCAACAGCGTGGAGAAATGAAATGAACGAACTCGATAGCATAATCGCTAGGTTGCCAGACGTGGCAGACGAGGAGATTGAAGTGCTGATAGCACACCAACGTCAACTCATTGGCAGCGGTATCAAGCCAGGCAGAATGGACGAGAAAGAGATAACAGAGATGGCAATGAAAGACTTAAAGGAGATATTTAAGGCACCAACTCAACCAACATTTAAGAGGAGGTTCTAATGTCAGTTGCCGAAGAAGAAGTTGAAGAAGTACCGAGCCCATTCGTTGAAGGAACCTGGGTGCAATGGGCCTGGGACGCAACGTCGCTCGAATGGTTAAAGCGATGCCCAAGGTATTACCAATATAAAATAGAAGGCTGGAACCCCACTGAGGAGAATGTACACTTACGATGGGGTCAAGAGTATCATCGTGCCATGCACGATTATGATATTCTAAGGCATGACGAGCTAAACCATGAAGATGCATTGTTCGAACTAGTCAAGGAAGTACTGTGGAGGATTCAAGACTGGGACCCCGACCATAAATACAAGAACCGAAGCACTCTGATCCGATCAATCATTGGCTACCTGGACCAGCATCAGAATGATCCAGCTGAGACATTCATTGATGCTACTGGTAAACCAGCAGTAGAATACAGATTCGAATTCCAGCTTGACTACGGTCCAACGGAAGACAAATTCTATACTCTATGTGGATACCTTGACAAGGTGGTGACATTCAATGGTGACCGGTTTATAAAAGACTACAAGTCCACGACCAGCACTCCATCTGATTATTATTGGAGGCAGTTCGATCCGAACAATCAGATGACTTTGTATACTTTAGCCGGTCAAGTTGCGTTTCAGGTGCCAGTCAAGGGAGTGATCATCGACTCGGCTCAAATCATGATTGACTCGACAAGGTTCACCCGAGGCATAACCTATCGAACTCAAGAGCAATTGGACGAATGGTTAGTGGACCTAAAGTATTGGCTAGAGAAGGCTCAAGAGTATGCCCAGGATGGGTACTGGCCAATGAATGATACCGCTTGTGACAAGTATGGCGGTTGCAAGTTCAGAGAAATCTGCTCGAAGTCTCCTGACAGTAGAGAAATCTTTCTCAAGTCCAACTTCACCAAGGAGGAACCATGGAACCCACTCAAACCCCGTTGAGATTAGTCCTCGTTTTAGGCAAGTTCCGAGTAACTGAGCGACAAAATAGGCTGATGAAGATAGCCCTTGGCGGATCAACAACTATGACTTGTACCCTACCCGAAGGCGCTGACGTGCGTGAGGGTGACATCTTAACATTCTATACGGAGGTACTATATGCCGCTCCTCAGCCAACATCAATCCAGTGAAAACGTCAAGATAATCTTGATGGGTGATCCTGGCACCGGCAAGACCGGGTCGCTAACTTCATTGGTAAAAGCGGGTTACTGGTTAGGCATCGAAGACTATGACAATGGCCTCGACTCGCTTAGAGCATTCATTGACCACGAGTGCCCGGAGAAGTTAGATCAAGTAGAGTACAGAACTCTCCGTGATAAGTATACATCAGGTCCGGATGGTCCAGTAGTCTTGGGTCAAGCCAGAGCCTATCAAGATGGGCTCGAGATGCTAGATAGGTGGAAGTACGGTAACACTGACCATGGTAATCCGGCAACTTGGGGACCTAATAAGGTCCTAGTGATTGATTCGTTAGACCAGCAAGCCAAGTGCGGATTTGAATGGCGTGAGCAGTTGGTACTGGGCAAGGCTGGCAAGTATGACAATCGAGCTATCTACTTCGACACTCAAAAGCGTGTCGAACTCCTAGTCAAGAAGATAACTGCGGAGAGTTTCAAGACCAACGTCATCCTTATCACACACATCCACTACACCGAGGACGAAGTAGGCATTCGAAAAGGCTATCCTAAATCCATTGGGCAAGCCTTGTCAACTGTAATAGGTCTCTACTTTAACTCGGTGCTTCTATGTCAAACCAGCGCAGGAGGTAAGAGAACGATCCAGACAGTATCTACACCACAGATAGACCTGAAGAACCCTAAGCCATTTGCAATGTCTCCATCCTACCCCATTGGTACGGGGCTTGCAGAAATCTTTAAGGTTCTTCGTGCACAAAGCGAAGTGAAACCTACACCCACACCTAAAATCCAAACGTTGAGGAGAGTTTAATCATGGCACAGCAGCCAAAGCGTCCAGTACAAGTGGAAGAGCCTGCCAGCTTTGCGGACATTATGGATACTCCGATGTCCCAAATCAAGCCGTTGACACCCATGCCTCCAGGCATCTATCGCCTGATGGTGGTGGGTGATGCGGCTTGGCAGAATGCTAGGACGGGTACTCAGATGACAGTCTACACTTGTCAGTATCTCGCCCCTTTTCGAGATGTTGACATGGATGCTCTCGAACAGGCGCTAACTCTGCCTGATGGCACCGTTCAGGCAATCACTGAGCGGACCATAGCGGCAAGGTTCTTTCATACTCAGGCAGCCTTGCCACGCCTCCATAGATTCCTAAATAATCTCGGCATCCCCGACAGGGATGAAGATGATAATGAGATACCGATCAGGGAGGCGATCAAGCAAGTCGCTGGCCGACAGTTCCTTGGCCAGATTGTTCACGGAACGTCAGACGAAGGCACGGTGTACAATAACTTGGGCACCACCGCCAAAGTCGAATAATGTAATACGCAGCCGCCCACTGTAGTCTCCGTCGGCTGCGTAGGGGACCAGGTTGTCCTGTCGCTCCTGGTCCCCACCCCCTTGAGGTTATCATGAAAATAGCCCTGATAGGAGAGGCATGGGGTGAGTTCGAGGAGAAGATGAGAACTCCATTCATTGGCCCTACTGGTGGTCTCCTGAACAAGATGTTAGCTCAGGCTGGAATACGCAGAGCGGACTGTTTTGTTACGAATGTATTCAATCTCAGGCCTCCGGGGAATAAATTAGCTCATTTATGTGGACCTAAAGAGGAAGGCATCATTGGTTACCCATCTCTAATCCCAAGTGGATATGTCAACGCAAGGTATGGGCGTGAGTTATTGAGATTGCAGGGGGAATTAGAAGAAGTCAAGCCAAACGTTATAGTTGCGTTGGGCAACACCGCAAGTTGGGCCGTCCTTGGTAAGACTTCGATCATGAAAATCCGTGGCGTTATCCAGCCTTCTACTAAATTGGTTAAGGGCATAAAGGTAATGCCAACCTATCATCCAGCCTTCATAATGCGCAGTATGGAACTGATATGGTATTCCATCATGGACCTGCGCAAGGCTAGAAACGAAAGCGAGTACCCTGAAGTACGCAGACCAGAGCGACATATCTGGGTTGAACCAACCATCGAGGACATCTATGAATTCGACAGGCTCTACATACACCAGAGTGAAAGACTTAGTGTGGACATTGAGACAGCTGGAGAGGCTATCACGTGTATCGGATTTGCACCGTCGAAAGGGATTGCTCTTGTTGTTCCATTCTATGACCCAAGAGAACCAGGACGAAATTATTGGCCTGATAGCGCTAGTCACAGACAGGCTTATAACGCTATCGCAGCTATTCTCTCAAGACCAACTCCAGCAAAAACTTTCCAAAACGGACTCTATGACATCTCGTTCCTCTACCGAGCCCTCAGAATAAAGGTGAGAGGAGCAACACACGATACGATGTTACTCCATCACGCACTTCAACCTGAGTCTCTCAAGGGATTAGGTTTCCTTGGGAGCGTGTATACAAGCGAGTCACTCTGGAAGGATATGAGAAAGCGCAAAACGACCATCAAGAGAGAGGATTAACGTGAAAAGGGTATTCCTCGGCGGGAATTCCAAGGGGGTAATATGGGCCATAGTAGACGATGACGATTGGAAGCTGGTGGCCCAATTCAATTGGAGTATCAACACTAACGGCTATGCGCTCACGACCTCTAAGGATTCTAACGGAATGAGGATTAAATATATGCATCATTTGATCTTGGGCATGCCACCTAAAGGCTTAGTAACGCACCACGTTAACGGAAATAAGCTAGATAATAGAAAGGCTAACTTAGAGATAGTCACTAATAGGAAGAATATCATGCTCGGTAAAGCATTCCGTGGAAAGCCTCACAGGGAGGGAAAATGGTTCCGTATAAATCTTTCGTTTCCTACACTTCAGGAAGCTCAAGAGGCAATGAACAGACACTACGAGAAATATCATGCGGATTATCAACACCCAGACGACCGACTTAAAGAGCCTAAGCGGCGTCGATTCTGAGTGGGTGTATAACGGCCTAGACTGTGCCGTGACCGCCGAGGTACTCGATGTACTTCTGCCACAACTCGATACCATAACCCGAGCGACGTACGATTTCTCTCGTGCGCTTCAAGGTCCCGTCTTTGATATGGGATTACGTGGTGTCCTAATCGACAAGGATAGGAGAGATGAAGTAGTGGAGAAATATGGTGATCAACTCGAGAAGCTAGAACACCAACTCGATATGTTGGTTGGTGGTGTCACTGGTATAGTCGGATTTA